AGCAAATCTTTGTCCTGCTTGTACAACTATACCTAATAAATTTAATAATGTTTGTGATGGCTCTTTGTATGGTAGTGGAAAGAATGCATCTCTTAAACTACCGCCTGGAGCATCTACATCTTTGAACTCACCAGGTTGTATAGGAGCTGCTTCGTCTCTGACTCTAACACCTCTTTGTTTAAATCCTGCTGGTAAGTTTGACAATGTGCCCGCATCTAATAATTGACGGAGAGCAGACGTTGCCGTTCTGCTCAATCCGCCAATCATGTGAATGAGTCCAAAGCCATAAAATCCAAGTCCTGGCAGAAATTTGAAATGGACAAAGTATTGGATCTTATTTTTCTTTAGATCATCGGGCGCATAGTTTCTCCGTATGGAGAGAACTAATCGGCTACCTTCTTCTACAGTTACTATGTAGGGTAATTTTATTCCTGTTGGTTCTCCATCTTCACCAACTTCTTCAAAACCTTCTAAGTCTAAATTTACATGACACTCAAGTAGGGTATACATTGATTCTTGTTTACCAACTTTTTTAGTGCCATCTAACTCACGCTCTTTTTTCTCAACGTCATTTTTTTCCACGTTGCCTGGAGGCGATAATTCTACATCTCTGTAGAAACCATTGACTTGTTGTTTTCGTAATTCGTTCTCTGACATTTTTACAACGTGTATGACAGCTTCTGCATCATCTAAACTAGTTGCTGTGTATGGTACAACTAATTCATCTGCAGGTACAAACTTAGATACGACTCTACCCAGTGGTACATCGTAGTAAACTTTTTTAAACGTAGAACCTGCAAGTGGTAAATGAAATAACATAGAATCAAACTCTTCTTCGTATTCTTTCATCTGATCCATAATTAGATAATTCATAAAATCTTTTACACGTTGTGCTTGTTGCTCAACTGGTGGTGAAGACATTCCTATAATCTGTGTTCTAACTGGACCGTCACTCGGTAATAATTCTTTGTATGCTTGTGCTTGAAACTGTGTAACCGCCTCTGCTAATACTGGGTGTGTTGCACCACTAGCTCCTTGAAATGGTTCTGTTCTATTTTCATATTTAAATCCTAGAAGATCTAAACCTGATGTATAAGAGCTCTCCCAATCTTTTCTTGATGCTTTGTAGTCCATGTAGTTTTGCACCATGTCATTACCAACTGGTTCTAAAACATCGTCAGGTAAAATATCTGCTAAGTTGTCAAAATGATTTTCTGTTCCAGGTATGTTGATTGCACCTGGTTCAAAGTCTATTGTAGCTCCACCGTCTTCTTCTGGTATAACTTCTATTGGACCTTTTTCTGGTGTCTCCTCTTGAACACTAACTTCTTGTAACTCTTCCTCTGAAGGAATGTCAATCTCAGTTCTAGTGTTAGGGAGTCCTTTATCTATTTCTGCCATTTAATACTCCTATATTTTATTACCACGTTTTAGTAGTCCTGACAACCCTTGTGAGTTTGGTCCAGACTCTGGTGGTGGGCCTTCATCAATTCCAGCTAGTTTTGCAATACCACCGCCTGCAAATTTAAAACCAGGAGGTATATCAAAAACTTCTCCTATTTTCTCTCTATCTTTTTCTTTAAAATAATCACCTTTACCATATTTATAAAGAATATTATCTTGAGCATCAAGGAGTCGATCACCTTCTACTAGTCTGTCTAAGTAATCTTTTTTAGCTTTAGCTTCTATAAAATTTTTCATAGTTTCGGGTTTTTGAAATTCTTCAAACTCAAGAGCATCTAAAACATTTCTATCTCCTGTTCTGTATATGTCTTGTATATCCATAGCTATGTCGTCTGCTTCTTTTTTTCTTTTATCTCTAACATCTGAAATACTTAAAAAAGGTTTGTCAGATTTAAGACCAAAAAAGCCTGGTGGCTCTCTTTCCTCTTTATCTACAGCGGCTGGATAAAGTTCTTTTGATTGTTCTACTTTTTGATCAGCTATAAATTTTCCTTGTAATAAATTATTAAGTGTTTGAACATCTTCGGTCATTCTATCAAACATTAATCCTTTTCCTATCTCTTGATCAGATACTCCTAAATTTTGTAATCTTTCTACAAATAATTTTCTTGGGTCTTGTTTTAATTTTGGACCTAATGCATAATTTATCGCACTGTCGGCTACAGCTTCTCTTAATGATTTACCTTTTGATACCATATCATAACCAATAAGAGCCCCCTCTGTCGCTGCATAAAACATCATAGCTTGTGGTCCTAACAACGATTTCAGTGATGCTGCATCTTTTATCATAGATCCTGCTCTTAGAATTTGAGTTGCAAGAAGTGCTTGTTGACTTCCTTTTCTAAATCCTTTTGTTAAACCATCATTCAAACCTTTTTTACCTATTTTAAAACAGTCATCACTTCCTAGTTTAAAACCTATACGACCACCATCTTTTTTAGATGGTAAGTTTACAGCACATTGGTCGGTTATTGTTGCGGCAAGCTCAAGAACTTTTTTTCTAATATTTGTAAATTGTTTTTCATCAATAACAGGTTTGGTTATTTTTAATTGCCCTTTTTGACCTATGATATTAGCTTTTTTTCCAATGGTTTCAAAAGCTTCTCCATACCTATTTCCTCTTTCAATAAAATCATCTATGTTAAATTTTCCTTCTTTAAATAAAGTGTCAATCGCAGGCACGTTTGAAGTCGCAGTTATAGAATTTTTACCATATCTAAATTTAACGGTGTCTCCTGCAACTATACCTTTTTTTTGTCCACCAGTAATAGCATTCATTACTTTCTTTCTATCTTCAATTAAATTTTTTAATTGCATTCTTCTTTCAGGAGTTGTTTTAGGGTTGTTGTATTCAAGAAAATAATTTTTAACTGGCACGTCGAATAAATTTTTCTTAAACTGATTTAGATCACCAGACACAATACTATTAATCGCAAGTTGTCTGTCAGGATTTAAAAAATCAAAAGTTCTAGCTAGTGCGTGTTCTGCTTCACCCACAGCTGATTTTCTTATAATACCTTTTGGTCCAAAAAATTTATCAGCTGCTTTGTAAAGTCTTTTTGCTTTTTCAGTTTCTCCTGCAGCAGCTAATTGATCAGCGGCGTTAATTATTTTGGAATAGTTTCCAGCAAACTGTTGACCATATGCTTGTTTTAACCAACCTGCTCTGTCTCCTTTGTTAACACCTGTAACACTTTTTTCAGAAGTGGCACCACTTACGTAAACACCAGTATTTTTTAACTGAGTTAAATCATTTACTCTCAAATAAAAGTTACCATTAGGAAATTTTTGTTTAAAAAGTTTTTCTACTTGTTCTAAAGTTCTGTTAGAAAATTTAGTATTTTGATTATCTAAAAATTTTATTTCAGCTATTTTTTTTACACCCCTTGCTTGAGCTGCGGATGCTTTCCAATTAGTTATTTGATTATAATTAATACCTCTGGCTTTTAATTCTTTTTTTAATTGTGCTCTGTTTACACCATCAACTTCAAATTTACCCGCTATCCATTGTTTCCAAGATCTATTTATGTCTTCGTATAAATGCATCTTGTCTTTACGTTTACCATCTTTTTTGTAAGTAAACTGATCTAAAACTGGATCAAACTTTTCTTGACCGTCAAACTCACCAATAGATTTTAAATGTTGTATAAATGATTTAACAACCATATCATTTCTAAAATTTGTAACGGCGTTTTTTCCATGATAAGCACCTGGAAAAAATTCATCTACAACTTGGTTAATTAACTTATTAGTAAATTCTCTGTTTAAACCTTTTTTTGTATTTGGGTTTAATCTTCTTCTAAGATTTTTATACCAATCTGATTTTTCACTCCACTCAAATAAATCTTTATTATTTCTTTGTTTTTTAATTTTATTTAATTCTGCTTTTACTATCTTAATGGCTGCTGGATCATCAAAAACTTTTCCTGTTCCAGGTCCTGGAGTTGCAGTAAATTCTTTAACTTTAAATTTTTTATCTTTATACCCCTGCCTCACGCCGCTAAAACCTGGCTCCACTAACATACCACCACCCGCTAATGGATTACGTTTCATAAAGTCATCGTATGCTTCTCTGTCTAATGCTTGTTGTGGTCTGTCTATTTGATCTGCTGTTGTAACCTCATCGTCGTCAAACAGCTCCATCAATTCTATAATCTTAACTTGTTTAAATGGATCTGGCATTACTGTCCTAACATACCTGCAAGACCACCTGATGCAAAGTCATCTGTATCTTCAGGACCAGGTCCGTATTTTTGTTCTAAATATTCTGCCTGCTCTACTTGGTCTTCGTTTATTGATTTAACTCTATCTTTTTTCTTTTTACTGTTTACAAACTCACCTAAAGTTTGTTTTTTACCAGTTGCCACTTCTTTTAATTTTGATGTATCAGATTGTAAGTCATCAACACTTCTAACTAAATTTTCTCCATCAAATTCTATATCATAGTCATCAGGTCCAGTTCTAATACCTCTTGGCTCTTTTTCCACTGCATAAAATTCATCTGCAACTTTTCCTGTTGTTTCATCCATCTGATTACGTCCTGATTTAAATACAAGTTCTACTGAGTCCTCACCCATATTGTTTGGTGAGTTGTATTCAACTTTAACAATTCCCTCATCTAAATCTTGTGTAACTTTAACATCATCAAGATTATCTATATCTAATTTGTGAACAATCTCTCTTTCTTTGGTTGCAAAATTTTTACTAACATCATCACCCTCTCGTATAACTTTATTGACTAATGCATCGAACCATTCTGGTTTACCTTTGACTGGTGCCGTTATAATTTTTTCACCTGCCCCTGTTACTGCTTTTTTTCCACTAAGTCCTATCATTCCTGTTTTAAGTGCAGCAGCTCCTCCTATCCCTGCACCAAGAGCTTTTAAGAAAGCACGTCTACCCATTTTAAAACCAATACGTCCACCGTCTGCAAAATTTTCTCTTGCGTATATTTCAAAAAATTTTTTAAAACCAATTCTGTTTTGAGATCTTAATGGTAATTTTTTAAAAGCATTTATTACAGCATTTAACTTATTATCTGGATCCATGGGATCTAATGGTAATCCACTTCCTGTATTAAAACCAATACGTCCACCATCTGCTTTTTCTTCTGGGTCATCGTCTGGTTTTCTCATACCCTTAAATCTTTGTTTTGATAAACCTGTGTATGCTTGATCATAAAGATCTAGTCTTTGTTTTGTGGGTAGATCATCATAAACTAATCCCATACGCTCTGCTAAATTTTCTGCAACTAATTCTGCGTCTACTTTTGTATCATTAGCAAATCCTGGTGATGCATCATCAATTGCCTCTTCTAACATTTTCTGTCTCTCTCTTATTTTAGCAAGGCCCTTTTGATTTTCTTTTGTAATTCTTTTGGCTATCTCTTCTTCTGTCTCGAACGCTTGACCACCCATGATATTTCTTTCAGGGTTTGGTATTTCTTTTTTATCTTTTAGAGAAAATACTTTTGCTGATTTTTTAGGTCTCAACATATCACCAAATCTTTGAGCAAATGCCTTATCCTCAGCCTCTTTGATCAAATTTAAAGCTTGTATTAATTGTTTTTCATCCTTTATCAAACGAGGGTCAAAACCAAATTCTGATAATCTTTCTGCCATTTTTGCAACTGAAAAGTCTACAGCTTTTCTATTTGCTATGGCACCCTTCTGTGCAAAAAGTTGTTTTTGTACATATCTTACTATTGGGTTCATTAATAATAATTCCTTTTACGAGTCTCTGCCTTTTCATCTACGTAATCTTCAGGGTGATCGATCAGACCGCCCTGT